TTGGTTTGCTGGCTTCTTGCCGCCACTAAATGACTTCATTTGTTTCCTTTTCTTAGCCCGCAGGGACCATTCTTGTCACACTAGAAGATAGTGTGGGTTTGCCAGCACCGGTTAACCCGGCGAGCAAATACTGTATTGGTGGTCTTCCACCTTGTCCCACTTGCCCTGGTGCAATACCACGTTGACCACCAGTTATTGAACTTAAACCTGAAGCACCACCGGAGGGAGCCTCACCTGCGGAACCGGGGACGGGTTGTTCCATACCAGGGGCTGCAGCCTCAGCAGAAGGAGGCGGTGCTTGAGGGGCAAACGCTTCCGCGATTACCTGCTCTATAGGTTGACCTTTTTGTCTACCTGCTATTACCGTTGCAATACGACTTAAAATTTCACCAGGATCTTGACCCTGTGTTGCCAGAGATGGAATTGCTTGAGCGTATCCACTTATCGCTGCGACAAGTGAGTCACGCAGTTTTTCAATTTCAATCTTCTGTTCTTCCATTGTTACATTTATTTCCCAAGGCATCTGACGGCGGAGGAAGTCGCGGGAAATTAATTGGTCTCCGCGCGCTTGGAGTCCGAATACCAAAGCCTGGTTGGGGTTTAATCCGGCCATCAGTCCATAGGTGATGTCAACTGTATAATCCCCATCAATGTCTTTCTTAGGGATATAGGTGACTTCATACGGTGCGCCAGCGTCAACGCCGCGCACAGTCTTTTCAACATTGCCGAAAAGTTTTTCGTCCATTTCAAAGCAAAGTTCAAATACTTGTTTTAATGCTTCAGCTAAAACTTGTTGTGCTGTTTTAACTTGTGTATCAAATCCACCCATAAGGGCTTCAACACCACGACCAGTAACAATAGAACCTTGGCTTACACCTTGTCTACCTTCAGGGTAACGTGCACCCATACGCATTTCTTGGTCAAGTATTTGTGACTCAGTAAATAATCCAGGGGGCACATTTAAATCAACACGTCTAATCTTTTCAGGAGTTGCAGAACGTATAGTTGCGTCAGGTCCCATTTCAAGGACGTTAACATCTGAAGGCAACGCAAATGGTGCTTGAACAGATTTCTGTGCCGCCTCAAGTTGTAAAGTAGCAAAACGGGCACGTGCGACTTGTACCCATAGAACATCATCAAATTGTCCACGTTGTTGTTCATCAGAATCAACACCGGGTCTAACAGCAAAAATAACATTCAGTTTACCAAGAGGATTCTTAGCACGTTGTAAAATGTAGTTGCCGCGTTCTGGTAGGAAAAGAACTGTTTCATCTTTGTCCATATAGCGCACAAGTTGTACTGGGCGCATAGAACCACGTTGTTCAAACTTACCAAGAATAACTGATTCGTATTCTGGGAAATCGTTAACAAGATCTTGTGCAGCTTTAACATAAAGTTTTGTGTAGGAAAGTAAACGACCAAAACGGTCAAACTCAGGATAAGAATTAAAAGGATTATCTAAACGAATACGTGGAGTATTGTTTTCGTAATCAGCTTCAACAATAATAGGTAGGGCACCAAAAGTAATATAACGATCAGCACCGGTAAACATTTCAACTTGTAGGCGTGAAGTGTCTCTGTATCCGGCTGCAATCATTGTACGCTTATCGGCACGGGTACGTGCACGATCAGAAACAGCATTAGTTGCAGAACAGTTAATAGCAGGAAGAGGAGCAATTACTTCAGCAATATCGCGGGCGGCTACGTCAATAAAGTTAGCCACCATAGGTTTAGGATATTCGGCAGGGAATAGTCCTGGGAAAACATTATTGATATTACCTTTGCGAACTTCTAAAACATCAGACCAACGTGCATCACGATTTGCGTATCGTTGTTTTAGTTGTTGATAAGCATTAGCAATATCTTCAATTTTACGTGGCACTATTTACCTTTTTTCTTTCTAAAGTCCCTTGTACCATAAATAGCTGCGGCAGCACCAACAGGACCAAGAGGTGCAACACCTACACCAACAACTTTACCTATTGTGCGAGAAGTTTTATTACGCTCAGTTTTAATTTTTGTTTCAGCGGCTTTCTTTTGTGTTGGAGTTAAATCAGCCCAAGATTGTGATTTAACAACTTTACCAGCAGCGTTACGTTTAACAGCAGCTTTCTTAGCAGGTGTAGTTGTAGAACCACCACCCATAACATTTTTATATCTAGATGAACCTTGAACACCACCAACAGGGGCTGATCTATTTGCTGACCTAGAAGGAGAACCTTGAGTTCTAGAAACCCTCTTCTCACCATACATACGCTTTAGTGCTTCACGATACTCTGCGCTAGTATTAGATGATTTCAAAGAAGCAGACATACCTTGCTTCTTAATCTGATCAATAGTCTTTTGAGAAACCTTAATGTTCTTGTTAGCTTTATATTTTTCTTTAGGTGCCATAACTATCCTTTAGGGTTGAACTTATCTGGAAACTTTTTTCTTAAAGCTGAATGTCTACCAATGTTTCTTTCTAATTCTGTTGTTGGTTGACTTGCACGAGTTGTTCTTGCAGGTCCTTTAGAATTACTTAAAACATTTTTCATTTTGTTAATGCTTTGATCAAGTTTAACTTTTTTTGCAGGAACAATTTTACGAGCAGCAACAACCCCACCCTTACGGGCTAAGTTTGCGCCACCAACCATAGAAGCAACCTGTACTGTTGTTTTACCAATAGCCTTTGTTTGTTTAGCAATGTATGCTTTCTTTTGAGTAGGTGACATTGCATCAAATTTTTTAGTATTAGCAGTGATTGCTTTTTGCACATCAGCAGCACCACCCTTACGGTTGTACGCTCTTGATGTACCTGTAGATGTTTTCTTTTTATTATCTTTTGGTCTTGGCATTAATACCATCCTGCGTTTATAGCACGCTGTTTGCGTGCATACTCTTCCAAATCAACAACCTGTCGTTTGGCTAAATCAATTGGTGTAGCAAAAGGGTTACGAACCCAAGTCTTACCGTAAGAACCTTGCTGGTTTACATAGTCCCTTAACTGGGTTTCAGCAAACCATAAAGCCATCGGACCATCCTGTTTATTTTTAGTGCCAGGAGACCAGGTGATCAGTTGTTCAATAAGCGCTTTAACGCCTTCAGACTCAGCGCGTGGAAATTCAATAAGAGCATTTTTAGCTGGCTTACCATCAGGACCAAAGCTGCCAAACAAAGTACCAAGAGAAGCGACACCATATTCAAGATCCATCTTGTTATTGCCCGTGTAATGCTGGACAAGTCTGATGCCTCTTGATTGTAGGAAAGCATTAATCTCTTCATCCTGTGTAAGAAACAGCTGGAAAGCGTTCTTCTCAATAACCCAAACAGCAGGCTTATAACGTTCCGTCCATTGAAAAATTATTTCCCTGATACGTTGAGGAGTTGGTGCAGGCATACGAGAAGCATCAAGAAGATACCTACGTTTAGTATTCCTATCACCAGAAACAGCAACCGTAAAGGTGTCACCCGACATAGCAGGGTCCATAGCACAAACGGTGTAGAAGCCTGTAGTATCAGCAGGATAACCAGGAGCACCGGCAACAAGCGGACCACAACCCCTCATACCATTCGCAGCAGCGCGAACAAGTTCAGCAGAAAAAACAGACTCAGACTCAACATCTTGCTGTTGATAAACCATCGCCCACGTCTTAGCATCCAAAACCGAGCGGCGCTGTTTTAGTCTAGTTCCATCCCATCTAGGGAAGAAACCGTCCTTATCAGGATCCACAGGATCCCCAGTCCAAGGCCTATCAGACCTAGGCCACAAAGTAACCCAATTCTCAGGATTCTCATCAAACTCCAAAACCGCTGGCATAGCCAAATAAGTCCAAGGACTCTTACCCTCAGGGTACCTGTCATTAGTGCGAAGCTCACGGTACATATCAATCGGGTCAACACGAGTACCAACAATCAACAACTTACCTGTAGGACCAATACGGGTCAAAACTTCTTGCTGTATCCAACGAATCTGTTTCTCATACTCGCCAGCATTAGACAAAGTCACACAGTCGTCAAGAATAATCAAATCAGCACGGGCACCATAAATCTGCCCACCAATACCAAGAGCCTGAAGAGTCGGGTCTTTTTCGCCGGACTCACGTTCAATATAAATCGCGTCCTGCGTCCACTTATCCGATGTGGCCTTAAACCCATCAGCCGGGGCAAACCTTCTTTGAAGGTCAATATAAAAAGGCGAAGTTAATCTTTGCTTGACAGCATACAAGAACTCTTTAGCCATCATCTGAGTCTTAGACACAACCTTAATACGAACAGTTGGGTCAACACAAATTCTGTAAGTAATATAATCAATAGACACGGTCATTGACTTGGCGTGCTCCGGTGGCATATTCACCAGCACATAATTTTTAACACCCTGCTCAAAGAGCATAGAAGGATGCAACCAAGACGGAGTCTTATCCTCAATCAGATCAATAACATTCTGTTGGTGAGGGAAAGTCTCAGACTTCATAAACTCTTTACGAAAATCCCTAAAGCTCATAGCTTTATCTTCGTCAGAAATCTGACCACCCCTGGCCTTCAAGGCCCGGACAAGTTTAACTTCACGTTCAAAATCAGGATCAGACTTAGTATAATAATAAAAAGTCTTAGAAGACTTACCAACAGCCTTACAGGCATCCTCAACAGAGAATCCCTTGGCTATCATCTCAAGGAGCCTGGACTTAGCCTCATTAGAATCAAGAGTCTTACCAGCTGCTAGGCGTAAATGGAGACTGTCCTGCTGTTTAGGCATAAGACTAGAAACTCCTCTAGGTATAAGACTGGCCCGTCATTTAGATTTCATA